CGCAGAGAGTTCGTCCATACCTTGTAAGGCATTCGCAGCTTTCGTCAAACCTATGCTCATCGAAGAATGAAAAGCTTTTTTGTTTTCTTCTAATGACAGAGCAAGCGCGTCGCTCGCGTGACAAATTGTGACACTGTCAGGATGCCCATTATCTCTTTTAAGCTTGGCAATCTCTCCCGCCTTCACGATCAGCTTTTCTGCATTGGCAGACGTCTCCCAATTATCTCGTTTTGCCCATTGTCTTACCGTAGGTTCTTTTATCCCATGAAGCTTGGCCGCCTCTTTCAAGCTGCCTGTTGCAAGGTAGGTTGCCCTCACTTCTTCTCTATCAATATTTATGCGTGATCCCATTGTATTACATTAGCAAATTAATGCGTGACAATGAAACTAGGTCAAGTTTCAGAGAAAAGTCAAGCGAACAAAGAAAAAGTGACAGGATTTATTTTCTTGTTCCGTGAAAGAATAAATGGACATCGGGGGCCAATTTGATATTTTTAGTGGGTAAGCCAACAACAACAAAAAACAAAAACATATGATGACGACACCATACAAGAGCAAGAAAGAACTAAAAGAGAACATCGGACAAGCATTGAGATATACTGAAACAAGCTTTTTCGGCCCAGAGTATAAATCCACTGGCAAATTTTGCGTGACTAATCATCCCGCAAGAAAGTGGTTTGCAGAAGTGGAAATGGAAAACGACATAATCAAGAAAGTTAAATAGAAGCAAACAAACAAACAAAAAACATGAAAAGAACACTAAACACGCACGAAATCGCGGACGAATTATATCGCGATGAATACGCCAACTGGAGTTGGGCGGGAGCGGTTGCATTGGCAGAATATCTTGAAGAATGCGACAATGATTCTGATGAGGATACAGAGTTGGATCTTGTAGATATACGATGCAACTTTTCAGAGTATTCAAGCGCGGTGGAAGCGGCTGTCGAGTATGGTTGGGATGATACAACCGAAGAGGCGGGAGCATTAGAATGGCTACAGGATCGAACGCTCGTTGTCTGCTTCGATGGTGGCGTTATTATTCGCGATTACTAAACATGAAAACCATCACACTTAAATTAACTTCCAAAGAGGAAACGCTTCTAGCCTCAATCCTTGAGGACGCTTGGATCAAAGCAGACAACTCTTGCCATGCAGGAAACAAGCCTCTTATGGCGATCATAGAAGGATTTTGTGATGCATTAAATTGCGACACGATGGAGGTCATCGAATGGAATAACGAAAACAAATACATTGAATAACATGAAAAAAACATTGGAAATACTAGCAGGGATCGCGCTCTTTTTAGCCTTTTTCTTTCTCTTCGCCTCTTACCTTTTCGCGTAATGAATATCATAGAAAACCTAATCAACGGAAATATAAGTATCGCCAAAATGAAGGCGAAAAATCGTTCTTTTATGTGGCTTATATCACAAGGGGAAAGCCTCGGCTTCTCTCCTTCCGAAAGATGGAATTATGCAGCTTTTCTGAAAGGGATGATTTCTTTCGAGGAGTATTGCAAGAATGACGGAAGCAATTAAACAAACAAACAAACAAATAAAAATATGAAATTACTTAGTTCTAATAACACGAAAATTAAAAAGGGCGAAAAGCTTGGCTTTTTAACGCTTGGCCTTTCCCTTTCCCCTTCAACAATGTCAGGGCGAAACTTTTGCGCACACTCATCGGCAGGATGTAGGGCGGCATGCTTGAACACGGCGGGAATGGGCGTTTTCTCTAATGTACAAGCGGCACGATTAAACAAGAGTAGGTTTTTTATTGAGAAAAGAGGCGAATTCTTGGCACAATTAAACAAGGAGATTTTTGCAGGAATTAAAAAGGCGAACAAGGACAGGATGAAATTAGCAATTCGCTTGAATGTTCTACAGGATCTCCCGTGGGAGAATCTCATAAATATGGCAGAATATAAGGACGTGCAGTTTTATGATTACACTCCGAACCCGAAAAGAATGATCGCATTCCTACAGGGAAAGATGCCTAGCAACTATCATCTCACTTTTTCCCGAAAGGAGGACAATCAAGGCATCGTGGAATTGATTGCCAGCATGGGGGGAAATATTGCGGCGGTATTCTCCAAGCTGCCCGAGACCTATCTTGGAAAGCGCGTAGTTAATGGCGATGAAACCGATCTCCGCTTTGCCGATCCCGCTGGCGTGATTGTCGGACTGATTGCCAAGGGAAAGGGAAAGAGAGATCAATCTGGTTTCGTCCTATAATTATGACAATATTAGAATCCTTAAAATTTGCCGTGATAGGCATTCTGCTATCGTTACCACTGGCAACCTTGTGGGGGGCAGTATCAACAATCGAACGACACAAGAGAGAAGATAGAAAGAAATAATACAGCCAACAATAACACTAAAAAAGGGAGGGTTTCCCCTCCCTTTTTTTGTGCCTTGGTTTAATCATCCTTTCCCTTGAATTAATCCAAGAAAATAGAAGCGCGAGAATGCCCTTGAAATCGTTCTGATTTTCCTGCCCTGTCATCATGCCCCCAACAATTCCGACGATTCTGGTGGCGTTTATGCTTTGTCATACATCGTTCCAGCAATCACTTACAACTACTTACTTTGCCATCTGTCTTACAATCACGCGCATTGCCGCACATTGGATTTTTGTGTGGAGCTGCGGTTTCGTCGGGTCATTTTCGTCGGGTCATTTTCGTCGGGTCATTTTCGTCGGGCGTATCTCGCCTCATTGTCCCACATCCAGCCTTGCAACATCCATTGTCGCCACCATCAATGTATAGGCTTCCATGATGTTCTTTAGTTAAATCCCACCAGCCTTTGTCGTGGGTACAGCATTGATCGCAGATCGTGGAGTGGTTATGGTCGTAAAAATACCAGCCTTCTCCATTGCATTTTTTACATTTCATTTTAGTTCCTCCTTGAGTGCGGCGAGTTCGGTGTGCTCAGAGCCATTTGAACAGTCTGCCCAAATCTTATCCGCAATTTCAACGGCTCGTTTAAGCTGTGATCGAATCCTCTCGACCTCGGCCTCTGCTCGCTCGGCTCGTTCTGTCTGCTCGGTCAACGCAAACGCCGTTTGCAAATACTCGTTTTCTGTTTCTTCGATTTCGCGTTCAAGCATCATTGCGATTGTGTAATGTACCCAATCGCCTTTTCTAGCGGCATCCGTTCGTGGTGTGTCGGTTATCTTTAAATTAGAGTTTCTACGAATGGTTTCTGCGCCTCGCAGGATTTGGTTTGTTAGATAGCTCATCTCAGTTAATGTCCTCTGGTTTCACGAGACGCTTCATGGCGTTAAGGTGGTCGCAATGACGCTGACAGGTCTCTTCGTCATCGAATGCCGCTTCCATAGGCCAGTCAGCAGTCGTGCCAAGGTTCTCGTCCATGAAGTTAATGAAGGCTCGCATGGTTGATCGAAGCCTCTCGACCTCGGCCTTTGATGCTTCAAGCTCTAGCTCAAGTTGCTGTGCAAACGAAATAGCCAATTCCCATTCTTCCCGCCAACTTTCAAGCAGGCTGTCCGAATCTCTAAAAGCATCTGTGCGCGGTGTGTCGGTTGTTTTCATTTGTCTTGGGTTTTAAGTGCGTTAATTGCGATTGTTGCGACATTATCGCAGGCTCTCGTGTAGTTGCCGTCATAGGTGTTAGTAGCCCAGTAGCAGGACTGTAGAGCGACACGCAACCTCTCGACCTCGGCCTCTGCTTTCTCGGCTCGCTCCCTACAAGGATGAGGGCCAAGAATGTGTTCATACCCATCCCAAGAAAGGCCAGCAATCGTTCCTCTCAGCGTGTTGATATGAACTGCGGAGGGGTCTTTAAGAAGTGCCTTAATGTGTTCGACCTCGGCCTGTGATGCTTTGAGTTGTTCGTAACGGTTAACTCCGATTCTTTGAGCGGATTCTTTAAGCTCTGCGACCTCGGCCTTGAGTTGTGAGTTTTGGTTGGCGTAACAGCTATTTCCGCGCACAAGGCACGACCCAATATAATCGTCATACCAAGGCTCTGTGCCACATTTGTATCCCTCAACTGGCAGTTCAAATGCTCCAGCCCCGCAATGAGGACAGGCATCGGTTCGTGGTGTGTCTGTGTTTTTCATAAAAGGGAAGCCGCCAGTGGCTCGTCAGATCCACAACTTTTGTTGTTTCTCAACCACTGGCAGCTATTAATTAGTTTTTTATTTCGTCTTTAGCAATCTTCCAAGCCATCTTCATTGCCTCGGCAGCTCTAGCATTCTTTTCTGCTTCCGTTCCTTTCGGTGTGAATGGATTAACAGACACAATCCCCCTGCGTTCAAAGAACTTATCGCAAGCCACGCTAACAGTGTTAGATAGGTTCCTGAGGTAGTTTTCATAATTGTCTCCCTTGGTATCAATGTGAATGAACTTATTATGAGGGACATAGTTAGCGAACTTTCGGCTCACTTAATAGCCTCCAGTAACGCCTCACAACGGCATAGGATGCAATCCTGCTTGTCTTGCTCCTCTGGCGAGCCGTGATTGACTCCAGAAGAGCGAGCAACGGCAGACAGGACAATGTAGCAATCACCAAGCAACTGCCACATATCGGGAGCTTTAGCGAATAGCTTGGAGAACTTTAACGACTCCGCAATCTCGACTGAATCATCAATCGTAAGAACGCATCGGTCATTAGCGTCAACCACGCTATCGTCCTGCGCTCGCAATGGAAACTCCATAGGAACGCGAACTGATTTCTCGTCAACGGACGAAGGTAAGATAATGAGGCTCATAATTAGTTAAGACTGTATTGAGCGACTTGCTTCTTGTTTCTGATCACATTGGTCTTGGTGATCCTGTAACCCATCTTACGCAACTCATGGATGCGAGAGGCGAGACGGAAGCACCCGAACTTGTCAAGGGCTTGCATGGATGTGATACCGCGACCGCTGTTCATATATCCAATGATGCGGAGTGATTGTGACTTTTTGTTTTTCATTTTATTATAATACTTTTTCTAGTTCTGTTTTTGTTATTACTCCCAATTCAAATGCCTCAAAAAATGCCGCCTTTTCTTCAGCGTTCATTATTTTTTTTAGCTTTCTTAATTCTCCTGCTAAACGACCACACCTTTTAATGGCTGTTTGCAATTTCTGCACATCGGTTTTCATTTGTATTGTACTGAGTTGGCTATGATGTCTGCGATTTCCTTGGTTTTTCCAAGAGAGTTGAGGGTATTGACTTGGTGGAGGATGTCAATAAAGAATGAAACTTGAGTTTCAAGTGCGTCCCTGTATTCTGTCAGGCGTTTGGTTTGTCCTGCCAGCATATCAAGATATTCGTCGCTTTCAGTGTTATACATCTTCATTCTGTTGTTGCGCGATCTCTCGCTTGGTGATTTTGATTGCAATGTTGTAGAAGAACAGATTGAACTTCTCTTGATCTCTGCGGAATAGATCAGCAAGCTCCTCTAGCTGGACTTGGCGAATATGGATTCCGTATAGCCATAGTCCAAGAATGTATGCACCTAGTAAACCGACTGATCCAAATATGATGACAAATGCGTTCATTGTACGATGATAATTGGTGCTACAGGACGGCGGGTCTCCCACACGCTGTCATAGTAATGACGCATCATGGAGGTATAGGCAGTCTCGACGGGGGCTTCAATGCGAGGCTCCACAACAACGATAGTGTGGCGCATGATTGGCTCTTCACGATAGATGGGAATATCGTAGGCTGGAAGGTTTCCAGTAATTGCGGCGACTGCCGCGAGGTATGACATGGTGTGGTGGTTCATATTAAGCTGCGATTAGATTGTAGTCTGCTGGGTTTTGGTCTGCGTTGATTTCCTCAAGCTCGCCCTTTGCAAGCTGGAGGTGAGTTAGTAATGCACGAGCATGGTGGCGATTGATGACAATAGAATGCTGATTGTCCCGAAGTGCTTTCCGTACCAAGTCATTCAACTGGTACTCCACTTCATTGATTGCGATGTTGATGTTTTTCATGTTTGTGATGCGGCTGGTTGATCCGCTTGAGAACATTCAATCAGCTTTTGGATTTCGATCAAGAATTATTTTCAATTATTTTTATGGCTCCTAGACCCGCATAAACACTGGCGCAAAAGAAAACCCCCATCTGGTACATGACAACCAGATAGGGGCTTCTTGGCGGGGGGAAGTCTTTTTAGAAAGGAATATCCTCGTCGTTCTGGACAGGAGCCTTGTAGCTATTCTGCTTGGGCTTGAAGCCTTCGCCCTTCTTGAATGGCTCCTTCACGCTAAGAGAAAGAAAGACATCGTTGTTCTTGGAAGTCTTCTCCCAGATGGATACCTCGTAATCCTTACCTTCCACATTGAGGGGGCCGCTCCACTTTGGAGCCTTGGGGTTTACATTTTCCTTGAGGAATGCTGCCCCGCGATTTGTGTTGTCGTAGTCTGCCATATGTTTTTTTGTTTTGGTTTACCGCTCATCAAATCGGAGGAATTCCGATCTGAAAGTCAAAGGAATACTAGCGCGAGGACAGGCTCTTGCAAGCTTTATATTCAAGAACCAATCCCTGTGTTCCTTTTCATCCTGAGAGATCGTTAGAAAAAGGTCGCAGTCGTGCTCGATTGCCCTTGACTCGCGTGAAGCACCATCAGCATTAAGTTGAGTGAGTGCCAGAATAACGATGCCGCATTCCTTTGCGAGCGTTTTAAGCGTCCTAGAAGCCTCTGCAACCTGTCTTTCCCTGCTGTCCTTGGTGTTGGTAGGCTCAAGCAATTGGATGTAGTCCACGACCACCAGCTTGACTTTATGAACTGCAACCATTCGTCTTACGGCGGCTCGCAACTGAAGGCAGTTGAGACTGCTCTCATCGCGAATCCAGATCGGCAGCTTGGAAATCTGCATGACTCCCTGACGGATCTTATCCATCAATCCCTTGTCTGTATCTCCAGCCTTTGACAGCAACGAAAGATCAGCACCTGACTTGGAAGCGATAAGACGATCCATGAGTTCCCCCTTGCTCATCTCTAGTGATATGATGCCAACTGGATTGTTGCCAATGTCGGCAGTCCTCATCGCCATGTTGAGAGCCATCGCTGTCTTGCCTCCCTTGGTTGGCGCACCGATCACGATTAGCTGTCCATTGCGGAAGCCTCCAGTCATTGCGTCGAGAGGAGCGAATCCGCTAGTGATGCCAATAAGCTTCCCACGATTCTTGACCATCTCATCGTATTCATTAAGACGCTCCATAGCCACTTCTTTGACACTCTCAATTCTGGATGTTGTCTCTGCATCTGCTGCTACTGCCACAAGAGCCTTCTGGACGATCTCGCTGAGTTCACCCGCTGATGCAGGGTCATTCGCGCTGGCAATGATTCTCTCTGCTGCTGCTATTGCAAGACGAGATGTGTGCTTGTGCTTTAGGATCTCCATGTATTCCTGCCAGTTGGAAGGAACCGATGGAGAGATGAAGCATTCCGATAAATAAGCCGCCCCGCCAGACATCTCTAGCGTTCCAGCGTTTGCCATGTGATCAGTAACTGTTACGAGATCACATCCGTTACCTTCCTTCCAAAGCTCTATGGCTGAAGAAAAGATCCTCTTGTGTGCAGGATGGAAGAAAAGCTTTTCGCTTATGCTGTCAGCGGCTTCATTGATAATGCTTGGCCTTTGAAGCATTGCTGAAATGAATGCCTTCTCTGCGTCTAGTGATGTTGGTAGTGTCATGTGTTTAAAAAGTAGTCTTGAAGTTCTTTATATGTTTTTTTCCCGCAGTTTTTGGTTACTTTTACATTAATCTCTTGTTTTAATATTTTTGATTGCATTTCCTTTTCATTTTTTGCTCCGCAGTTAAATACCACCTGACAAGCCCTACAAGACATTGGCAATTTCGATGCCCAAGACTTTCTCCACTTCATTATGTATTTTCTGAATTCAAGGAGTCGTTTATGTATTTCTTGGTCACTTAGCATAAGCCATTCCTCTTCGTATCTATGGAACATCATGTTACTTGGTTTTCTTGATCTTCTTGGGCTTCTCTTCCTTCAATGCCCACCAGACTTTAACTTGCTGTTGGAATGTGTTCCAGTAATTAGAAAGGTCATCTTTCCAAACCACCTCGAAATCACCCTCCTCCTGCTTGCCAATACGGACGATGGCATGGCTCTTAATATGACGGGCTGGCTGTTGCGGCGAGGCAACCCTGTCTTCATGGAAGTTCCAGAGTTGAGCGTATCCAGCGCATTGCCTCCAGTAAGGCTCACTGATCTTCTTGGATGTCTTGAAGTCAATCAGCACAAATCCATTCAATGCCTTGCTCCATGCGATAAGGTCAATCGTTCCACCATAACGCAATTCGTGATGGACAAGCTGAATCTCTGTTACTTGCTTGATAAGGTTCTGCTGATCCCACCAATCAACGAACTTGGTGTAGCACACAATAGCCTTCTCAATGTCAGCCGTGGAGTAATCGTCAAGGTCGCATACAAATCCATTCAAGAAGGCTTCTATCATAAAGTGAGCCAGCGTTCCCACATCGCAAGCCTCTTGGCTTACTTTCCTGTAATCTTTTCCTTTTTTGCCCAAATCCCACGCCCAGTAAATTAAACCTCCAGCATCCTCTCCAATCTTAGAGATTGTAGATCCTCCTGCAACTTGAGTCCCATCTTGTAAAAAATACTTCTGATGTGGCTGATCTCTAACTAGCTTTACTTTTTCCATGTTTTTTTTGTTTTGGTTGTTCTGAATCCACGACGATTCATTTCTTGAATCATCTGTTCATCAGAAAAATTTTCAATTCTTTTTAAGGAGCGATTGTTGACTTGTTGCTTTGATGTTGCCCATTGCACATTGTCTGGTTGATACCCCTTATTGTTGTCAATTCTATCAAGGGAGTGCATGGGACTTGGTTTAAATCCAACGCAATCTATAAATCTCAAAAACCCTCCCTCGCCAATCCATCCACGACAAACCTTGATGCCCCTGTCGTAGTAATCCTTTTTTTGTTTGCTTGAAATACTGCACCTAGACTGCATTGCCTGCCATGCCCTATATTCTGATGAATTGCTCAATCCATGAGTTGCCCTAGCTTTTAATGTTTCTAGTTTTAAGCATCCGCAACTCTTTGTTGAATTTCGTCTCAATAGACGAGTGCTGGCAATTTTTGTATTTCCGCAAGAGCAAATACATACCCACTCAGTTTGGTGTGAAGTTCCAACTAATGCTTTCCGTAAAACATGAAGCCTCCCAAATTGCTTTCCAGATAAATCTACTGCTTTCATATGCGTACATTAAGTCATCTACTGAATTGATGTCAATATCTAAATGTACCAACAATTTGTTTTTTCCATAGTTTCGTCTTGTTATTCTGACTTTTTAAATCTTTGTTTGCAAACACGCAATTGTTCCAAGCTTTTAATTTGCATGGATGATTGTGATCCAACGAGCCACCAAGTAATCGCTTCATGCCCTTTCTTTTTTCTGGGTAGCTTATGCGAAAAACCTAGAACCTCCCATTCTCCAAAAACCTCCCCTATTCTGTTTTTGGTTTGATTGTGTTTATTTCCATCCGTTACTGGTGGGATCTTGTTGATGAGGTGGGTGTAAACAGACTCTTGGGTTTCCATGCCCTACCGATAGTCAGGCTCCAATTCATTGTCCATAATAAAATCATCCCAATCGCCAGAATTTTGTGATTGACTTCCAGTTGCATCTCCCAATCCGTTTTGCGTCACAAATAGTTCAGCGAGCAACGCAAGGGCATCTGCCCTATCTGGAGAGCTTCCCTTCGTCCTCTTCTTGAGATCCTTCTTGCTCTCCAAAAGCGTTCTCTCGTTCCTCAAAGAATAAATGCGAGCGCATAACTCTCTGGAGGTCTGATCGTCCAAACCTCTCATTCTGCCACTCATAATGATCACTTTGATCTGTCCCCAAAGCTGCGTCACTCGGTTGGCATAGACTTGCTTTGCGGGACGATTATCTTCCACGCTTATCGGGGAGTCTGTGGCTGCACCACCAAACGAGACTCGCACGAATCCAGAATGCCACCGCTGAGAAATGATGTCGGCAATGCCAGCACCAGCACCAGTTGAATCAAGAGCAAAGTCTTCTGGCTCTACGCCATTCTTTTTAAGCTGCTCAATCGTCTGATCTGCCACTTGGTAGAATAGCGGGTAGTTCGGATCATCCATGAGTTGCAACTTAACGACCTCAGTCAAGTTAATGGTCAAGTTGCCATCAGTTGCCTTGCCTACCTTGGCGAATCGCAGGATGCAATCATCACCCTCCGTAGTGAATGCAGGGTCGAGAGCGGCAAGTGTCTTGATATTGCCACCCGCCCATACCACCTTCTCCCTAGCCTTGCCTTCCGTAATCATGGCTGAGTCCACCATTGTATTACGAGAACCACTTTTGCTCCACATCCCCCTACAATAGCTATTCCACTCCAAGCTGCCCTCTCCAAAGTTCTTGCGGATAGTGTCAACATTGTCCTGCCCGAATAGGTAGGGGTAGATAAGCCGACCAGCTTTGATGTTCGGGGACTTAAGGCCATCGAATCTCACGCATATTCCCGACTTGGTTTCCCAATGCTCATCGTTATCTCCGATGCTACCCCACCCCATGTTTGGCTCGCAGAATAGTCCATGAGGATCAAATAAGCTGGAAGCGTTGGCAATGGCGATGAAGTGATAAAAGTCAGTACCAACTTGCAAGTTGGCACGAGCGGAGAAGATAGCTGGATTCGTCTGTGCGGCCTCGTCAGCCATCACGCACATCCTTGGTAGGTGAACACCTTGCAACTTACCTACGGCTTGCTCTACAGCCCCAGAATCGACGGCAAGGGCTATAATAGCCGACCTATCATCACCTCTGGTAAATTGGATCTTGGTTTGTGAATCCACTACATTAAGACCAAAGAGAGGAACGCAAGGACGGATGAACTTCATCATCTCTGCCCAGATACGACCGCGAAGAGAAGGGACAGTCGTACTCGTTAAAGCCACACGAGTTCCCATGGGTTTTGCCAGATACTCTACCAGAGACAGGAGCGTAAAGGTGAAGGTCTTGCCAGCCGCCGCACATCCAGTAACTCCGATCTCGTCGTAGTGCGTCCACGCCCATAACGCCAACTCGTTCCAATCGTTCCAGCTTTTCATCACATCGGGCCAAAGCATATGAATGCAATGCTTGATATGCTGCCCCCTGCTTATCCCTGTAATGCGAGAAGGATCTTTATCCGCAACCATCAATAGCTCTATCTCAAGCTGAGTGATGTTGGGAAACTTGGTAAAGTCTAGTCCGTAAGTCTGTAATGCCATGTTAAAAAGAAACCCCTCCCAGATCCGCAAACACGGCAGAGAGGGGCTTCAATTTTAAATTAACTGAATTAGTATCCTCGCAGTTGAGAGCGGATGCTGTCAAGAGCCGATTTAGGTTTACCAATCACATCGTCATCCAAATCACTAGAGGAGCCTTTGCTGATGCGAGGCTGAACCGCCGCATCTTCTTTAGCCCTGCTCTTATACTTGGCAAGCTCTGCTTTGAGCTTATCGTTTTCAGCTACTGCCTCACGAGCGATAACGGCAAGGAATGGAGCAACAGTCATCTCGTTGCTTGTGGCATTGCCATGAATAATTGCTCGAGCCGCTTCAATCCTCTGAGTCACCAGCTTGTCATTATCGTCATCTCCTGTCATACGGAAGAAGTCGCTTTTCTTGGCAAGATGATTAGTCATCCGATCAAAGTTCGTATTAACTTCCTCTACGATCTTTAGGCTGTGCTGCTGCTCCGCTTGGTCAATCTCCGTAGCCGTGGCGCGATAGTTCTCTAGCGCACCCTCCAATGCTCCACGCTTGCCTTCTGCGTCATTAACGAGAGACAAGAACTGACCAGCCGCCGCGCCCCCTCCGAAGGATTCGTCAATAAACTCAATGCGCTCGCGACCCTTAAGAGACAGAGCCTTCTCTGCAATCGTTGCATCATCAGCAAACTCCTCAGCAAATGCTTTTGCAGCATCAACGGAAGAAGCAAATGGAGCCTCGTACTTGTCCTTAAACTTAGGGGAACGCTCAAAGGCTGTGCGCTCAAGCTCTCCCTCTAGCTTCTCAAGCTTCTCGCGGTAGCTGGAAACCTCCGTGTCCTTGGCCTTGAGGGATTCCTCGTAAGCCTCTGCCTTCTTGCGAAGCTCCGCGATGTTGTCCTCCTTGCTCTTTTTGGTCTTGGTTTCAACAATGGGGCTAGGCTCCTTGGTAAGATCAAGATCAGACACATCAAAGCTATTGTCATTGACCTCAATAGCCTCCTCCTTAACGACCACCTTGGTTTTCTTGGAATTCTTGGTTGGCTCATCGGTTGTGCCTCCGTCCATCTGTTTAAGGTAATCATTAGCGTCTTGTTCAGCCACATAGTCCATGTCCGTAGGAGCCATGCTGTCTGGAAGATCCTCTAGGGACTTGAGGTCAATCTTCTTGATGTCAGGCTTACTGTTAAGCTGACGAGAGATTTGTGTTTCCCATGACTCGTTGTTAGGTGGCGGGGTGGTAGCAATAACGGAATCTGCCGCTTGCGTTTGACTTGGTGTGTTGTTTGGTGTGTCTGACATAAATTAAAGATTGTTGGTATAGCTAGGTTGAACCTCTTCAAATTCCTCTGGAACTATGGATAGGTTATGAAGGTCTGTAATGATAGACGCTCGTCCTGCATCAAATCCAAAAAGGACTGATGCGTTCGCTGCAACTTTGGTTAAAGCACTTGTGTTACCAAGCGTCTTGGCGGCAGTTAAGCCGTCTGTTAATTCAAGTGCAGCCTTTAGAACTGGCAGTTGAAGGATCTTCTTTAGCTCCACAGCAAGGGTAACATCAGCCCTCCACTCTTCAAAATTCATATTAAAATTGTATTTCTTTTGCTTGATCGTCTCGTATCGAATGTATGAGATTTTTTAGGGTTAGTGCTAACTCGGATTCTTGTCCGTGGAATGTGCGAAAATATATGTATCGCTCGTAGATGAGAGAAACAATCTGTTCCCTCATTTCTTCTCTGCCCGACTCAAACGGGTTTGATGTCATTTGTTTTTTGGTTTTGGTTTACTTACACTTCCAAGCTCGCAACGATTTGTTGATCCTGCTGTCGGGATCACGCTTCTTTGCTGGGCTTGTGAGTTTTGCTTTCATTCCTTTCATTCTGGCGCAAAAGGATTTCTTCCTTGCGGCATCCTTATCTGTTTTTGGGCTAGGTGCTGGTGGCTTTAGGTTGCCTCCAGTGGCCTTGTTGTAGGAAGCTCTTCCCTTGGCGTTAAGACCGCCTTTAGGGTTCTTCCCCTCCTTGCGTGTCCAAGCCTCGCTCATTTCTTCTTAGCGGTTTTCTTGGAATCGCGAAAAGCCTTGGCGGTTGGTGCGCCTTTGCTTCCCACCTTACGCATCTTCTCTCCAGATCCTTTCTTAATGCGCTCCTGTTTGGCATTAACATTTGCGTACAATCCTTTTTTCATTTTAGTGATTATTGGTTTTGGTTGCCGCCGTATTGCTGGGCGATCTTCAGCTTGTCAATCATCAGCCTCTGCGCCGTTTTGCGGTCTTGCAACTGCATCTGGTGTTGGGCTTTTGCTTGCTTGATCTGAGCGTCATTCTGGAACTTCAAGCGGTCAAGCTCTATTTTATTCATAGCAATCATCTGCTGTGGATCTTGCTGTCCACCCTGCTGCTCCATAGCCTGTTGCTGGGCTTCCATCTCCTTCTGTTGTAGGTCTTCAGCCATACGCGCAAGCTGGTCGGCAATCTTCATAAGCTCGCTCGTCTGCTCGTTCATATTGTTGAACTGGTCTTGACGAGTTGGATCTGTCTCCAAGAACTGAAGATGACCAAGCAAGTGAGGCAGCAATGCTTGCATAGACTGATTGGCCTGTCGTGGATCTATCTGCTGATCCTGCACCGCTTGCACAACCCCTCCACCAAACTGAAGATGAACAGCAAGGTGAGTAGCGTGATTCTGATCTGGATCAATGAGAACTTGGCCTCCCGATTGGAGTGCATTATTCTCAAGAGATGCAATGGATAGGTCGTTGCCATCTGGTTTTGTCTCCTCTGGAATTCCGAAAGTCTCAACCCCCGTCTGTCCCGCGATTGCCGCTATGTTGGCATTAATTACTCGTTTCCGATTGGACTCTGGGAGTTGAGGAAGATACTGGCCGATAAGCCCCATCGCTTGCATACGAGCGGCAGATGAACCCTGACCAATGGATCGGGTTGCCTTAATGGTGTCGATGTCGAGCAATGCACCCGCTGGAACTCCGCGATCCATACAAGCCTTCTGGAAGCGTAATGCTTCCGCTCCACCATGATCCTCTTCAATAAGGTTAGGATTAGCTGCCCTGCGATAGACTTCTGCGTAATGAACATCAAGAGCCTGTAGATAGATTTCTGCACGAGTATTGGTAAGGCGAGACTTCTCTCCAATCTCCATCTCAATTTCCCTGCTGCCCTTCTTTCCTCCACCACCAGATACGGAAGGCATGAAGCTACCAATGTCATCGGACTCCTGTGAGTTAAAGAACTGAGCAACTTGCATGGATGCAGCAAGGTTGGTCGAAACATTCTGCTGAACAAGCTCAAGGCCGACAGGAAGAATCCTCCAAGGGCCAATCTGAACGCTCTTCATCTTCTCTGCGTCTGCTGCGGAGTTAGCGCGGAACATTGTGGTTCCACCGATGATCGCATTCTCCATGAGGGAGTTATTCATGCGATTCATGGCCTCGGCATACTTATACACCTTCTGGCCCATGCCCCTCACGCCATGATAGAATCCGTTACCTACTCCGTTAAGGAAGACAGTAAATGCGTTGGAGAAATCTTGATACCTTCCAACCTTCTTGCAAAGGAACTCTGTACTGTTGAGCCGATCAAAGATGTAGTGAGAGATGCGACCATCGTATTCACGCACATAGAAGTGAGCGATCTTAATGACCTTGCTCTTGGCGTAGGAATAATAGAGTCCATTGTTCTTAAGCTCTTTCTGATACCACTCCCAAGGACGGCGTTGATCCTGTTCGTCAATACGAGCCTGCATGATTGCCTTGCGAACTTCCTCGACATCCCATCCTCCACGCTCTGCCGCTTCTTTATTCTCAATGTAGGAATACAACTCCTCGCAGTACATCTCATCAAGGACATAGCAGAACTCCCAATTGTTCCAATCAACCTTTGCTCCCTTTGGAACAACCAAAGCCCAAGGCTCAATAGCCTTTGCTCGCCAATCAGTCTGGTCAGGGAAATACATACAAGCCTGTCCGTGAATGACTAGCTGCTTATGACATACTTGGTGCTGCGCTAGGAAGTTTGGATTAGAAGAAGCAAGAAGCCTGTGGAACTCTTCTGTAATAATACGGCTCCACTCCTCTCGCTTGCCCATGTCCTTGCCGTACTTGGTCTTACAAGTAGCATACGAACCAACGGATGTGAGGATGTCAAAATAAGGAATTACTGCTGCCTCAACCTTGGCTTCTGCATGCCCCCAATTGACATTAATACGATCTGCCTGACCAAGCTCACGAAGCTGTTGCTCGTTAAATGGGGGGTTGCCGTCAATGATTCCTTGAATCTGACTGCGGCGATACGATGCGATTTGATCGTCTTCAATAAGGGTGTAAAGCATTGCGCGGGATGATCCAGCGTCCTCCACCCTTGTTTTAGGTGGCTTCTCACCTACTTGAAGGTCTTTCAATCCGTATGTAATCATATTTTAAGTGCTGCCGATGCTTGTGTTAAATCTTCAGTTTTTAACCAGCACCAGTCTGGTCGAGCCTCCGTTGTCTCTGGTTTCTCTCCAGATAGCAACACTTTTCTTTGTACATGGACAATTGCTTCATTGCGACATCCACATACTCCGCAAGTGTAAAGGCTTGCATCTGAAGGAGTTGTCCTAGCACCCCTCACTTTAGCGACCAATCCTGTAATGGTTTGCATTGCAGAGCAACCAGCACAGAAGTTAGTTGTCATATTATTGTAGCAACGAGAACATATTTCAGCTCTGCGGTTAGCTTCATTTTGATCGACAAAAACCTCTTTGCCTTTCGCTCCGTCGATTGCCATTGTTGCAAGAGCCGTAATACCTTTAATGATTCCCTCCGCTGATAGTATTGGCCTAACACCCTTGGCTGGAGTTCCGTCAGTATATTCGCACCATCCATGCGGAAGTTGCCTACATAGCTGATCCTCAACCCTCTCCTTCCAATCTGTAGGAAGCGGTATGGAATTATCTATATAATGCGCTTTAACTCTGGACAGCAATCCCTCCCAACTTAATTCGCCTTCGATCTTCATTCCTGTTTCTGGAACAGTAAATCGAAAGCGGTTAGGGGGAACGCTATCAGTTTTCTTGAATCTCTGTCTGATCATCTTTGGAGAGTAGTTGCTTGAAGCATTCTAATCCAGCGTAATAACCACCAAGGAAAGCGTTTCTAGCATAGTCTTGATGACCTTGTGCAGAGCCGTGATCCTTGGAATAAGTCCTTACTCCAATGGTGTTATACCAATCGTTAAAGTTTTCTTCTAATGTTTTCATTTGTGTTTTGATATTGTTAGGCGAGAAAGACTTTGAACTTAATGATTATCTCTCCCATGATCCCTGCTGCGTCATCGACTGACTCTTCAGAGAGGTCGGGAAACCTAGCGTGAAGCGTCTCGTGGCAAATGACATCCTCAAGAGAGCGAGTGGATTGCGGATTGATAAAAATGGTTCTGGTTTCGTAAACACATAGTCCATCATTTTTTTTGCCACCTGTGGTTCCAGTGTTTCCATATCCATATTTCCAATTGTGTCCATTGATAGCAATGACTCCAATCTTCTTGAATTTCATCGGCGTATAGAGGCCATGATATAGATAAGGACTGACGCACACACTACGCCAACAATGGTTTGCTGTAGTATAGTCATTTCGTTAGCTCCGTTATTTCACGCTGGATAAACCACAAAGCCTTCCGTAAGTCTTGAAGTTCAGTCTCTGGCCCTCCCTTCTTCCCTGCACGATAGATGTACTTAATCGCCGCTCCGCGAGGGAATGTGAGATGCCCGATCATGTCAATAAGCTCAACCCCCTTTGGATTGTCCGTATAGTGACTAGGATGTATGACTGGATCGTTCATCGTTTTGCAAGGATCATATTGGTGCGCTCAACCTTGTAGCGTCCCTTCTCATCCTTAGTTGTACGATGGACGATGTTTCCATCAACCATGTCATTAAGAACTCGCTGCAACATAATCATGTGCGACTTGATGGCGGGATCGTATGGCCCTGCAAGCCAAGCAAACCCACGCTCAATGTAGTAATCTTTTTCTAGGATGTGCTGTTTCATTTAATAATTTTGTAATGGGCGATTGGATGTACGCCGTTGGACTGTTTAATTTTGAAGGATCGCTTCTCTGCTTTACCGCATTCAATTAGATTCTTGATGATCTTGTTTGTTTGCGATGTACCTAGATTTATCTCTTTTCCTATCTGCTGTCGAGTTTTGAATTCCTTTGGAACAATATCTTCGTTTTTGCTTGACGCTTCCATTATTGCCATTGCCCATTCATTCGCGCTCATAGTGGCAACCTCCATTCGTGATTAAACTCTCCGCGAGTGATAAGCCATACTGCGCTATCCTTTGGCCCAATCTCTCCATAAACTAATCCTTGTCGCCATCCGAGGGTTGCCCTGCGGCATTTCGCATAATCCATTTCACCTCGCTTCGTAAGCGTACCCACGCAATATCCTGTGCTTTCTTTGATCGTGCGTCCCTCTCCCATTTGCGAGCGATGAGTGTGCCCAAATATGACCTTGCCACCATAGATTTCAGCCATGTCGCGAGCCGAGTTTTCATTGTAGATAGTTCCATGAGTGAAGGTCACATCACCAACTACATACTTCTGGAACACGCCGTCATATGGAATGCGGCGGCAACCAATCTCGACGAAAGATCGGTCAATGTAATCAGTAGCTTGTTGAGCGGCGTAGGAGATAAGTGCGTTACGATGATTAAGCAATCGGGGTATGCGATCCTCGTGGTTTCCATCCAACACATGAGTTGGTCGTAGCTGTCGCAAGAACCATATTCCTCCATCAATGTCTGGAGCAACTGGCTCTGACTCATCGGAACTTCCAACTGCACCAGAGCGGAAAGCCGTGGTATCGCACCAGTCACCGAGATGTACCATGATGGAAGGATTCCATCTGTCTCGCATAGTGAGGACAGCTTCGATTGCGCTTGGGTCAGCATACTTGCCATGTGAGCAAGAGACGGCCATGAATTTTTCATATTTAGTAGCAATATGGGGGGCTTTCGCCCCCCTTGCTTTTAGCTTACGCTTTGTCACTTGGGGTAATGGTCACAAGCTCAAACTTGCTTGGATCTTTCTTTGATGGAGCAACGCCCACATCAACAATGACTCCCTCCTTGCCGAACTCCGTAGCGGCATCATACAACTTTTCATCAAAGGTCATCGCTTCGATCACCTTGCCGTTGTCGTTAAACTCAACGCAATAAAGCGTCCAAGTCTTCGTGCTGCCATCCTTGCTCTTTGCTGCAACCTTCGTGTTGGTTGGCAATACGCCCCTCCACATTCCAGTTACTGATGCTGCTGGTCGAACAAGTGGATTCTTGTCCATAACCTTCGCGATTGCTGGACGAGCCTCTTCCTTCTTGTGAAGGCCACTCGACACATTGCCATCATCGTCATCCTCACTAGCAACTCCCAGCACCGCTGCAAGAGAGTAGCGACGAGCGTATGTGATCGCTCCACCAACTCCCTGTGGCGATTGATCCTTGAGGGGGAGGAGCAATGTAGTAGTAGTGGAATGACCGCCCTTGTGGATGATCGTGGTTTCAACGCCAGCCGTCCCTTCCATGAACAATGGTGTCTGGCTGATAGCAAGACCATGCTTGAGGAGGATTGGGCGAGTGGCATCAATGATTGCATCCAATGGGGCGTACTTCGACTTGAAGTATGGGTTGGCTGCGGTTTTGGGAACATTGGAGAGTTCCCCGATAGCAGCAACGAGTGCTGCTGCGTATTCCTGCTGTGGTGTGTTTTCCGTTTTCATGTTGTTTTGGTTTGGTTAGAGCTTATCCCCTCTCGTCAATCTGGATTGCAGAATCGTCAATGAAGGCGATGGCTTCATCCAGAGTTGAGCGAAGTTCTTCAAGGGATGCAAGAAGAAATTCAATTTTTTCTTGTGGGGTCATTTGTTGCTGCTCGCTCATTAGAACAAGCGGATGATTGTGGTCGCGAGAAGGCCGACTCCGATTAGGAGGGAAGCACAAGCAATGCCGCCAATAATATTGATGGTCATTGTGATCCGATCATTAAGGAGATCGGAAAGCTCGTAAAGCTCCATTGTGGATTTGGTCAATCCATCAAGACGGAGTTGAAATAGCTCCTCATTGGTGAGAGGTGGCATTAGGCTCTTCTTGGATGGTGTCTTTTTGGTGGTTTTGGTTTTTGGTGTTGTCATAACGATTTGTGTTTTATGTGATGCCATTACGGATGTCGAGAATTATTTTGATAAATCTTTTATGGTGGCGATAGTCCGAAGATTATTGTGGGGAACCATCCAACAAGGTCTCTGGTTTTCCTTGTTAATAAACCACTTGTCTTGCCTTGTTTCATGTCCGTAAAGCCACCCTATGATTCTAGCTCCATTTCCATTGGTCATTACCTTGACATACTTCCTGTCTGGAGCGTCATCATCGCGGGTGATGAGTGAGGTGTGCTTGTCTGATGCCCTGACTTCAACATCCTCAAAGCAATCTGGGATTCCATGAAAAGTGTTTATCTGGGGAACAAAGAACCTATCCATCCATTTTGCGAATGCAATTTCTCCTATAGCCCCAATGGTGGCGTGATGAAGCCGACCTAGACGATCCCTCTTCATGGTGTAGGTATGGTTCCTCTTGTCCAGTTCACTTGCCGTGATTTGAAGGAGAGCGCAGTTTACGGCATGGTGGAATTCCGTTGGAGTGAGAACGACTACAGCGGTGTCTTCTATCTTGATGCCTTGGTTGGTCATTGAAGTAGAATTATTGCTCCAAACCAAAAAGCCAATAAAATCTTTTTTTATTTTAATGCTTGACTTTACCCTACCCACTCACGCTACCCTGCCGACAGGCCCGACATTTCAGAGCCTGTTGTTGAAGATCAAGACAAGTTGCAAACCTTCCTCAAGTCTTTTGTACGATTCAACCATCCCTTCAAAAAAACCTTACTGGCTGGTCGATGAATGACTAGCCTTTTGTAGAATCCTTCCTGCTCATCAATAAACTTAGATGGATTATTTCCAGAGATTTTCAATATTTTGCTTGCTCTCGACAGACCACAATTTACACAACAATTAAAGAAAATGAAATTTAGAGGCCAAGCCATTTCGTCGCAAGCGTACTTCACCCAATACTCATTCCAATAGATTTCGGTAGCTTCATCTGCCGTGAGAAGTGGTATATCGACATTTGGGTGTGACTTGGCATCAATCCCGTACTTCGTTCCAACCATTCTTCCATCCCTATAATTGCCGCGATCATCTTTGTGCAAACAAAGCTTTGTTCCCTCCCACTTGAACAACCAAGGAATAATGGTGTCCTTAAACAACTTCGTCATCAAAGTTCTTTGGTTTTTGAATATATTCAGTAATTTCTTCCTTGATGCGTTGAACGGAAGAAGACACATCTTGAATCTGGCTAGTTCCAACTTTCCAGTCATATACGAGTTTTCCAGTAACCATAAAAATGACTATGGCTCCAGTGATGTAAAGGGTGTTGGTCGTAATTGATACAAATCCAGCCAACGCTTCTGGAGGAAGGGAATAAAGATGAGCCACCGACCAACGCCAACTAATTTGAATTAAAGCGATTCCGACCAAGCTAATTACCAGCCTTTGAGAGACTACTGGCTTTAAAGGAAAAATCGCCATGATGTCTTTAGTCCTATGTAGGCAGCAACGGCTAGAATGCTCGCCAGTGCCAAAGCCCTCCACCACCAAAGCTTCTTCAGAGCGTCAGAGTGCTTGTTGTTCCAATAGACGGCATCGTCCTGAGCCTTCATAAGAACCACAGACTGATCATCCACTTGCTTCTGATAGGCATCAATCGCATCAGAAAGCTCTTTAACGGCTAATTGTCCCTCTGGACGCACATACTGACGCACTTTCTCTACGCTTGTTTTAACGGCCACTACGGATGGGGCTGAGTAGGAAGCCTTGTCGTTGTGAGCGCATCCAATAAGAAAGATGGATGCCAATACAATAAGAATCTTATTCATGTTATCGTTGCTCAAGCCAGTTTAATGACGCGACAGCCTTTTTGTTAGCTCCTGCGCTTGCCATAGCAATCGTTATGGTGTCGCTGACAGTTCCCATTGAGCTTCTTCCAAGCTGATAAGTAGCCATATCGTAAAAAGTTTGGTTTCCTGCGCTCAACCTTGGGATAAACCCAGCATCAAAAGCCTCACCACCAGAAATCGCTGTGCTTGAAACATCGTACTGAGACAAGGCATTTGTATTTGGGTGATCTACCCAGCTTGCTCCCGTCAGTGCCGCATTTTTAATGATCTTGTAAAACACATCCACATTGTCAATACTGCCAATCTGGAACGAATGAGGAATTACTACCCCGCCCAGCGCAGTAGATTTCAGCCTAATAGAAAGAATTGGAGTGAAGGTATTAGCCGATCCCATGTCTGTTCCAGTAATGGCATTGGAAATATTCACTGGCATGCCAGTTTTTTCTGACGCTCCATCACGGATCAATGAATTTGATCCTTGATAGACATGATATGTTCCAGCCGCCTGACCGCCAGTTGTATTCTTAATCTCGCAACGAATTGGAAGGAATGGACTCTTGCACCAAGGGCTATTCAAGATGTTGGCATCATAGAAGGTGTGGATGGTAATACACTCTCCGTTTATTACAAACTGAACTTTAACTTCACCAGCACCATACCACTCATAATCAAACTGAATTAATTGCTGTGCGTCAGGATTGGCTGTAATCCCACTTGGGCCAGTTCCATCCAGCTTGTCGCCGTTCCAACCAGCCCTACCAACCCTCTGTAATGATGGGCTTCCACCCGCATCAGCGATGCAGCAAAAGTAATCACCGCTTCCGTCATCCTCAAAATAAGCTCCCTCTGATCCATTATAAAGTCCAAATCTGCGGCGAATGCCAGCAACGGGAGCCTGTAGCCTAATTGAAAAAGATAGAATTGCAGCCCTTCCAGAAATGTAGGTCATTACATTACGAGTCTGTCTAACAACCTCAGAGCCAATTGTGTTAGTAACAGCCATGTCGATACCGCTAATGGCTGGAACATGAGTTGCTGTGCCTCCGCTTGCCGTTGACTCATCCCACACATCAGTTTCTTTTCCGTACTGGAAGGTGTTAGTAAATTCCGTTGCAAACTGAGCAACGCGAAGCCTTCCCTTACTATTAAAGGTTGACTCTGCTAATGGGTTTGGAGTGTTCTGAGTTGCTGATACTGCCTCCAGAATACGCATAAGCGTAACATCCGAACCATCTTGAGGGCTGGAATAAACTGGATGGAAGTTCCTGCTCATTTCCTGTTGTGGTTACTCGTATTAAACCAAACATCATAGACCAACTTGGCAAGAGATGCCAAACCAACAATAATTCCAATGCACATGGACAAGATCCTAAGATGGAAATCTAACATAGGATCAAGGCTGATAGCCGCCGCTGCAAGAGGTACGGACATACCAATAGCTCCTGTAGCGGCAGTATCAAGATGGTGCATTGTCTTACTTGATCGAAACCTGTAGAAAGCCCCCGCCGTTAGGCTGGACAGTCACAAGGAAGGAAGCGATGTCTGAGGCGGTCTTGCCAGCAGGGAGGGAGATGAGGCCAGAACCACCAAGGAGGGCTTGGAAGGCAGTGACATCAGCGGCGACGAGGGTTGCACGAGCCTGAGTAGGAGCGACAACTGGAGTGAGGGTTACGGACATTGTTTGTTGTGCTTGCTTTGGTCAGTTAAGCATCTGGTTGTTTGTCTATGGGGAATGTTTGGCTATCGCGTCTTCATTTCCAGAGATCAAAGATTAGAGATTAATGAACCATGGGAGGTTGAGGAGTCGGGCAATCGTTTGGTCGCTTCCTCCAGATGCAGGAGTTGGGTAGCCAAAAGTTGGGCCACCATTAATTGATAGGAGCGTATTACCTCCTGAAGTGGTAACTGTAATAGCGTCTGGCAGAAACGTGCCGCCGTTGATTGCGCCGTTGCCGCCGTTACTAAATCCATTTCCAGTAAATGTGCCTCCGTAGATAAACTCGGAATTGATAAAATCATCTCCAGAGAATGTGCCTCCGTAGATATAATCGGAATTGATAAAATCATCTCCAGTGAATGTGCCGTCGTAGATTGCGTTGTAGTTGGAAAATCCAGATCCAGAGAATGTGCCTTCGTAGATTACGTTGTTGTTTATAAACCCACTTCCAGTGAACGTGCCGCCTAAGATGTCGCCTGAGTTGTAAAAACCACTTCCAGAAAATGTGCCGCTGGTAATAAGACTGTAGAGGTTGTTAAAATTACTTCCAGAAAATGTGCCGCCATAGATGTTGCTACTATAGTCCAAGGTGACACTCATTATGTCGCAAATTCCAGAGACTCCAGTTCCAATGTTTATAGCAGAGTAAAAGCCGCCAATAATTGGCGCATTAGTTGCACCAGTTGCCAGAGTAAGATCATAGGCAAGATACGCTGGATCACTATCCAGCCACGGAGCTTTAGCTGCTTGTGTAGTAGCTGCCGCATCAGTCCACCAGTTAAGGACATCTTCCCATGCCTGAGAACCTGAGTCTTGCCAGTATAAGTTAGCCATTAGCTGCGAGTGATTGATGCCACATTATCGCTACCATCATAAGTGATAGTAATTGTGCTTACAACCTCCGCTCCACGCTTAATAATAACAGTTTCTGGCTTTCCAGCGGCGATGTAATCCTCAAACTCGTAATCGTAGGCAGTACCACTTGCAGACTCAAGGATGCGGTAAAGAGTGATGTCCTCACCATCTTTGGAGGATGATGCTATAGGTAGAAAGTTGCGACTCATAGTTTGTAATTATTGTTTTAGATTAAACCATCTCTTCCTCTGCCGTCATCTCTTCATCAGCCATTTCGTCTTCAGCCATTTCGTCCTCGCCTTCCATAGCGGCAATCTCTTCCTTCATTGCGTCTTTGGCCTTCTTTGGCTTTGGCTTCTCAGACTTAGACTCAATAGGGGTCTCGTTTTGACCAATGGAGATGATTTGAATCATTCCATCGGCAATCTTGAACTTGGCGATCTCGGAGAACTCTGCTCCTTCTTTAACTCCGTCTGGTGCAGTGAAACCTTTAGGGATAGTAAATGATGTGGTCATAATTTGAATTATTAGATGGTATGACTTAGTAAGTCAATGTTATTTCTATAACTCCAGCATGGATTAAGGCGTGGCAGTTCTTGCAGACAAGGATGCATTTAGCGGCTTCTGCATAAACGGCATCTATGTTCCTTCCCTCTGATTGAGATATGGTAAATAGTTTGTCTTTTGGATTTTTGTGATGAAAGTCAAGGCACTTTGGATGCCTATCATATCCGCATAACTCACACTTGTTGTGTCGTTCATTTTTTAGATCAACCCATATCTGCCTTTTGCGAGTTGCTTTATTGCGTCGATTTAACTGGTATGTCCTAAATTGATCTGGCTTTCTATATTTCCTTATTGTTGACAAAGAAATATTGGTAGATTTTTTAATATCCATATTTGACGCACCAGATTCTAACATCTCCAGCATCTTGTTTTGCTCTTCTTGATCAAGCCGTTTTCCAGAATATCTTACTCCTTTACCAAGTAGTGATTTTTTATATGACTGATTAGTGTGATATAAAACAGAGCCAGCACTGCATTGAAGAAGTGATGCAATATGTCTTGTGGTAAATCCATCTAGCCTAAGTTCCTTGATTTTTTTAATTACATCTTTGCTTAATGGTGTATTCATATATGCAACATATTATGTTGATCAAACTACATTGTCAACAAAAGAAAGCCCCAGTTAGATTTATCCAACTGGGGCTTCTTGAGCTATTTAGTTCCTATTAGGAATTGGTGCAAGCCACTGAACCAAAATCATTTGCGCATCTTTTGTGCAAAATGACCCTTCCAAGGTAAGGAGCGATAGGACGGCTTCCGCTTGTGAACACTCCCAACCAACGACCGATCTTGCCAAGTGGATTGTCCACTGCATTACGGATGTTCAGCCAGAAGAACTGACCGCTGTAGTAGTATGGATAATCATCGAAGCTTGCGCCAGCGATGTTTGGCCCGACCTGCTGCACCGACTCCTCGTACACATCTGGGTGGAAGATGTACGCAGCCTCATAAGGGGCTGTGTTGTAGGCGGGGTTAGCCTCCCACTTGAATCCCGTGGTCGTGCTGGACTGCACGAATGGGTAGATCTGGGTGTATGCGCCACCAGCATAGCTGAAGCGAGGAACCTCAAGATCAATCATGTGGTAGAACCCACCGAACGAACGCTCGACACCAAGAGGAGCAATAAGCTCGCTAGGGGTGGCATAACGGATGTCCTGACGGAGTTCAGCGTTGTTACGGATCAGAGCGCGGCTGGTCTCAGGGCTGGTGATCAGTCCAAGGACAGGAACACCATTCTCTTTACCAAGTGCGTTGTGACCAGCACCATCGCGGATCAAGCGAACACGAAGCTCGTCAAGCTGATCCTGAGCCAACTGGAAGGTTGGAACTGGAACTGCGTTAAGAGTTGCGTACTCGGTGTTGTAACCAGCCTGTACCTTGGAAACAAGGCGCAGATACTCGCTACGGCGGCGATTGTCGAGGACAGTCTTGGTGAGCTGCGTGAGCTGGGTAACAGTCTTAGCGATCTGGGACTCAATCTCAAACGAAGTCTTCAGATCGTCCAAGCAGATGCAAGGAGTCTGATAACTACGGCTCTGAAGATTCCAACTACGAACAGTCTGACCGAAGTCAAGATCAGCAGGAGCAGGAATACAACCATTGGAAGCCGTTCCGCTGGAAAGGCCAACATTCGTCCAAGCATTTTCAAAATCACCAGAGAGCACACGCTCGACAGTGATTTCATTGAGAGTCGTGCCCATTCCCTGAGGGAATTTGCCGACTCGGACTAGACGACCCCAAGGGCCATCGACGGAATAACGTTCGTGAACATCAACGGAGAAACGATTCGTCTCACGTTGGAACAAATCATTGACTGTAGAGCAAGTAATTGCCATAATATTATATTGTTTTTTTGTATTGTTAGTTGTTTTGTCAAAGCATCTCCGATTGCAAGCAATCATTGTTACTTTATTTGTTTCGGAAGAAGCGACACTTCCAATACGCCTATATCACGGATGCGACTCCGTTTACGCATACAGGTGGACTACCCCACAAAGTTATATTGCGTCAACGGGAATCTTACATCTATAATCTAAATCCCAACAATGCGGAATGGATGCGTTGCTTTTATTATGCTTCCTCCTATTCCAAGACAAAGGAATAACATGAAGGTTGGAATGGTGATGCCAGCCTCCCTTCGTCAATGGAACAATGTGATCAACTTCAAATTTAATGCCCAACCGAAAAAACAAAGATTTGCATTGTGCCGCCAAGACCCTTTCTATTTGCGGGTTGTGATCTGGATGTAATTGTTCCAGCAGCATTGCCCTGCGTTTTGCTCTTTTAACCCGCCCATCAAGCCTAAATTTTTCAATGTCTTTCTTTGTATTTTCATACATCAGCTTTACTTTTTGAGGGTTAGCTGCTCTCCACGACCTAGATACAGCAAGGCATTTTTCTGTATTGTTCTTCCTCCACTTACGAAGGTTGTCCCGCGCCTTGTCTGGATTTGCCTTGCGCCACTCTTTATTTCGCGAGGAAACAATTTCCTTGTTTTCTCCCCTCCACACCTTTTGGAGTGTTTTATCTCTATTCTTTTGAGCGTTGAGCATTTCTGTGGTTATCCAACGCTCCCTTCCTCCTCTATGATAATGAGAGAACACCATTCCATCTTCTCTGATCGTTCCACGTTTTAGTTTCATGCAAACACAATACACCAACGATACAGTAATGTAAACGACTTATTTCGGTCAATGATCTATTTCAACGTATCTATTTGAAAGAAATTCAGATCACCCTTTTGGTCAATGATCTATTTCGTCAACATCTGTTTCAGAACCAAGCAATTCTCTTGCGTAATCAAAGGCGCAGTCCACCTAATGACTTTCCAGCCAAGCTTGGTTGCCTCCCAATATTTCTCTCCATCAGCTAGGAACCCTCCACCCCTAGAGTGCCTACCTCCCCATGCTCCACCCTCAATCTCTATCAGCGTCTTAGACGCATGATGGCAGTAATCAGCCCTCCAGCGGCGTACTGGATGAAACTTGAACTCTATCTCCAGACTTGGGCCGTTGACGCTTGCCCACAGAAGATCGAACTTTTTTTCCAAAGAGCTTGGCACATGAACCTTTGGTAAGGATGCCTTCTTTGACAAGGAGGTTAAGGACTTCTTTCTTGGCTTTGGGGTTGGTTTTTGCATAACTTACAATATAGTGCAGATCGGGAGCGTCTAGCGCAACAATCATTTTTGCCTCCTCTGCGTAGAGATTTACTGGGAAGCTCTTTACGACCACCTCCCCTTTGTAATCATCTGGCCGTTCCTTTGTTTCATGGGGTCTCTGTGTAACCAGCACAGCACCCATTGCAGGATCTCCCTGCACATCATTCGGAATTGCGCCATTCAACATTAAAACGCCCAACTTATCTGGATGGTATATTACAGCAAGTGGATTCACTAGATCCTTAGTGACCTTCTCTCTGCGCCATTGTGCAGTAGGAACCCAATCATGCTGGATTAGGCTCGTATTGTGCATCTGTGGAACCACATTCGATGCGCTGGCAATATCCCAAGCAGTATGCTCGTTGTTAAAAATAGAAGGGCAGAGACGATGCAGATCCCAATGATATACACCCACGCCACTCATGTGATTCACTCCATTGGGCATAATCCCTGCAATCTCCACCAAAGACCCCATAAACGGCTTCCTCGCTGCATTGTAGGCATTCTCAATGTCATCTATCCAGCTTGCTTTCAGTGGAATAGCATCTGGCTCCATCCAGAGGAAAGGACGCTTTAGAGTTGTAGATACAATCCAAGCAACTGACTCAAACGCCATATTGCAAGACTGAGGCCAACCTCCATAAGCGTGAGTGCAAGGTTCAACAACTACCTCACCAAAGCAATTCATTAGCGGCCCTAGAACGCCGTCTGTCGTGGCATTGCGAATGGGAACAAGGATTAGCTTGTGGGTTTTATAGAGGCCAAGGGTGAACACATGGTCAGCCCAACGGCGCATAAGGGGAAGATCCCCATCGTGGTAAGAGATGGCAACAATCATTTCAGTCCGTTTGTCTTACATCAACTGGCCCCCACTTGTCAATGGGGCATTTAGATGTGGACATTCGGAGCTTGGCCTGAGTGGAGCAGCCGCATTTATTGCAAGATCCAGTTCCAGCGAATCCCGCTGGATTCCATTCTGGGCATTCTTTGCAGATTGCTTTGCGGGACTCTAGCTGCTCATCTGTGGTCATACTAAAACCAGACTTAACCCAACCCCTTGCAGCAGATGATAATGCAGAAGTCTTTTGTGCAAGAGTTAGGGTTTTTATTTCCCTCTCAAACCTCAGTTCATTATTTTCTGATATTAAGGTTCCCATCCCACCCTTGATAATGAAAGAATGCGGCGTGTCAAATTTTGTCCCATTCAAAATATGAATAATCATGCAATCTGCAAAATAAGCCTCATTAAGATCAACTTTGCATATTGTGTTAATTTTTAATAAGTCAGTATAACTCAAAGCTTCCATTTTCATTTACAATAATTGTTCCAACTGGGAATCCACTCACACAACCTCCATTGCCGTCAACTGGAGTGATTGTTTTTTGTTTTGTTGTATTGCAATATTCTACCCTTATAGTGACGCTTCCAGTCCCTCCCGCAACAAACCACGCGCAAGCTAAATCTATTGACACGCTGGAAGACCAAGCTCCATCAGCAAGAGCTTGTGGCAAATCCACTTGAACGCTCTCAAAGCAATAGGAAGATGTGCAGTCACCAGTGTACCAGTCAAGATATGTCCCTCCACCGCTACAAGCGTACCCAACTGTTTCGCTAAGAAATGTTGTTGCTGTATCTAAATCTGGTGATGGATTAAGAGTCCAATCATAATAAATATACATTAATCCAACTGGACATGGAGTTGTCATTGATTCACAATCAGAACAGCAAGACTTTAGGTAAGTTGCCATAGTGGATGCAATCAATAAGGAGTGGTACCCAACACCTTCATCTTCTTTGCGACTCCTTCAACGCAGATGTCAATTTCCCGCCATGTTGCGTTTAATGCAGCAGCCCCATTGTACGGAATGTCAATTTTTACATAATGACTATCACCAAATAGATAAAACTGAGCGTCAGCCGCTTTTGCCTTTAAGATAAAATACTCTGCTTGATTGTTAGAGTAACCATATAATGTGGACTCTGTATTAGTGGCCTTTGCCTCAAGATAACATTCGCTCGCTGTATTAAATAGCCTGAGATGAGATTCCCCAGCTTGTGCCTTTAAGACAAAGTTGTGTTCTTGGTTGTTCATGTAACCATACACACTAACCACATCTAGTCCCTCTTTTACTTCAATGTAATTTACGCTACCAGAGTCGTATAAAGCTATTTTTGCTGCATCAACTCCAGAAGCATCGGCAGATATATTGAAGTTCTGCGCTGAATTATCTGCATAACCATAGATTGAGGATTTGGGGACATCAGTATCCACCTTGCTTTCAATGTAGTTTGCGCTTCCAGAATCAAACAATCTGACTTCAGATGTTCCAGTAACTGAGTTAGACTCAATTAGGAAATTCTGCTCCTCGTTATTAGAGTATCCACGAACTGTAGATTTGCCTGTTGAATCAATTGCAGATGTGATGAAGTTTGCGCTTGATGTATCAAACAACTCTAATTTGGAAATAGAGGCATCATTATCAGAAGACACCACAAAGTTCTGTGCTTCATTTCCAGCATGCCCATAAACGGAAGATGCACCTAAACCGCTATCTTTCTTTAACTCCAGATACTCCGCATTATCTTCGCTTTTCAAATAAAGCGTGGTAGTTAAATTATCGCCATCAAGATTAACATTAAAGTTCTCTAATTCATAAATTGCATTAATCTTCCTTGGGTCGGCAAATAACGAATAAACAAACGAGCCATCACTTCTATCCACAACTAGGGCTTTTTCTGGATAAATGTCCTGCGCTATATTTTGGTTTACAATTTCATACAATCCACCCACATAGGCGACCTCTCCAATGATGATATGCTTGGTGTCGTTTGTATCGGCTGGAACAGGATCATCAAATCCAATGGTTCTGCTGCTAATGCGACCATCTCCATCAAAGGTAACGATTAAATAAATAAAGGCATTCCCCGATTCTAGCAAATAATCCTCATCCAAAGTCAAGCCAGTTGGCGGCACTCCATCTATTTCTCCATACTGAATCCTTACCTTGCTTACATTTACTCCAGCTTCAACCACATTAACAACTGTGAGGTGGAATGGATAAGTAGTTAGTGTTTCTACGCCGTTTGGCTGATAAAGATTTTTATCAGATCGTAATTTAACCCGATCTTGCTGCATTGGCACAAAGGAGCCACTAATCCCAAAGCCGCCCATGTGGGTTGTCTTGGATTGCGTGATAGGCCCTAACCCAACAAACTCTGCCTTAACTTCCCTTGAGTCCATATTATTTTAGCAAAACATACTGCTTGGCAATGCGCCAAATATTCGCCTTCCAGTAATCAATTTCATAGGAGATTAATTCATATCCTCCGATCTTGCCTTGATATGTAGTTGCAGATGTTGTTGACTCTGGAACATAATAATATTCGCTAATGCTTCCATACCTATTGGAAGTTGCTGTGTTAATTCCAGTATTGAAGTATAATTGCAATCCAGCATTGGTTAAACAATTGGATATATCAATAGCAAAAAAGAAACCAGTGTAAATAACATGAATTGACAATGGATCAAATAATGTGTAATTAGGCTCAGTTGGCTGTCCATACTGATAGGTTGTCTCATACTTAAATGCAGTCTGATAACTTCTCTGCGCCCTCATCACTGGAGTCACATTGTATTGTAACTGTCCATCTGGAAAGTTGAATATAGAAGAATTTAATCCCGTTAGAAGATTGGGGCTTGAGTACGCTCCCGTTTTATATTCCTTCCTCTCTGGCGGCAGAGAGGAAATTTTAGACTGAATTCTAATGGAAGCCCAAGCATTAATAGGCTCATCCTTGTATGCAAGTAGCCCATCAATCGGAGTTAGCGCAGTCGTTCCTTCTGTAATAATCTCCTTGGTCGTATGAACAATAAGATTCAAGTCTGCATCATATTGATAACCATCAAGCACTTCAGTCGAGTCATATTCAACTTTATCAAGAGTAGATTTAACGGCATCTGCGGCAGAAATTTGCGAACTAATTGTGGTCGCGCTTGGCGTAGCAATAGCCGTTCCAGCAACTACAACTTGTTTGGATGCGGTGGCAATACCAAACTCCGACATGACCTTTCCTGTAATAGTAGAACTTGGTATGGCCTCATAGACGCGCTGAACTTGCACATAACGAGAGCGCAGAGGATTGTCATCTGGCAACTCGACCATCTGCTGCTTGGCAATGATTGCGGTTCCACCAAATACAGGATCAACTGACCCAAGAGCGACAGGGGAGTAGGTTGCACGAGGAGTGATATATGTCCTCGTGATAATCTTATACGATGGATGATTGAGGCTATACTCAAGTCCATAATTCCAAGGATCTTGACTAGCTAGAGTCCGATCATTAGCCCAGTAGTTAAAAACAAATTTGCCAGTCGGTTCTGTCTGTTGAAATACCAGATAGAGAGTGGACGGCCAATCATTAGCGTCCCTTCCAGTGTAGGTGACTGAACCATCTAAAGGTTGGGGGTTATATGTTCCCTTCTCAATACTAACCTTCTCAACAAGGATGATGTGTCCTGTTTTGGTATAGTAGTCTGGTACTAACGGAGTTGGGTACTGAGCTACACCAACCTCTAAAGCTGGATCTGGGAATGTTGGTCTGGTTATAGTGGCCATTATTTTTCTGGTACTCCCTTTCTGCTATATTCTTCTGGTTGTCCCAATGCTGGAACAGCCAACTCCAAGGATTGCCAGACTGTTTCTGGCGCACGAGGAGTTGCTTTTGGAGCAACTACAGAGCTTGCAATGTTTGTCCAACTATTCCAATCAATAGGTTCTTCAAGATCGGACATATTTGCAAAATGCTGTATAATGTTCGGAATGTATGGTCTTGCGTAAATCTCAGCAAGGGTAATCGGGATTCTCTCACCAGACTCAAAGATCTTTGGCAGAGATCCCATTGCCTTTACAAATGGAGCCTCTTCAAGAACGCCAATCATTGTTTCAACCACTCCAAGAGCAATGGTTCCAGCTTGTTCAGTAATACTCTGATCGTCTTCAATGTGCGCCTTAACATAACGAGACAATGTTGCTCCAATTTGCAGTGCAGCAAAGGCTGGGTTCTCCAAAAGATACCTTGGGATTCCAAAAGCAGATCCGTATTCATTATCACCTTTTTCTTCTCCCTTCATGTAAATGCCACCTATTTGTTCCTCGCAGAATGCACCAATGGCAAGCATAAGACCACCAACAGTCCCGTTTTTAAGCTGGCGCATAATCACTTCAGCCTCATGTGGAGAAACATTTTCTAGTCCTTTTTTATATGCTTTGTATAAATCCATAGATCCACCAATGGTTCCAAATGCATATTCAAATGTTTGTTTTACAATGTTGGTTGGAATCTTAACAATTGGAAGAGTCTGCTCTAGACCAAAAGCAATGGCCGTCCCCCATCTACTCCCGCTCTGTTTGCTAGCCCTAATTGCATTATTGTAAATCTTAGTAACTGCATTATCCTCCTTAAAGATGGAACGATTAGCATATTTAAATGCTTCAAGATCAGCTTGGTCTTTAACAAACTGATCTTTTGGATTTTGTCCATTTCGTTCTGCCCAATTCAAATAACGCTCAAAAGCAAAGTTGTAATTTGCAACCCTAGTTGGATTCTTGACTGCTTCATGAACCCTTCCAAAGAACCCAAGCATCATATTGTCTGGAATATCTGCGTCCTTTCCAAACTTCAAATCAATCATTGATCCCTTGCCAGAAATAATATTCTTTCCTTCTTTAACTCCAGAAATAAGACCGCCATAATAGTTTGCAACATCACCAGCAAAGTCAGAGGCTCTACCACCCTCCACTGGGGCTAGATCAGCAATCCTGTCAATGAATGGAATAGCTCTTAAGGCATATCCTGCTCCTTCTGTCATGGGTCGCACGATAGCAACCTCTAAACTTGCGGCATATAGTTTAAAAATAGACTTCAAACCAGAAAGAATGGAGAATCTCTTAACTTGATTCAATGTATCAAGTCCACGCTGAAATGGAGTCATTCCCTCGCGCTCTGCTTTCCTCTTATCGCGCTCCCATTCACGCTTAAGCTTGTCAACTCTTTGTAGTTTTTCTGTCACCTCTGGAGTAAGAACCTTCTTTGGTGATAACTTCTTTGGAGCAAAATCTCTTTCTGCAATACGGCGTTCAAGGTCAGCCGCCAATCTATCCAATCTAGCTGCATGAGCCTTAATTGCGCTCTCCTGCAACTGCTGCTTCTTTTGTGGAGAATCCCTTAATTGTGATCTAAGCTCACCAAGTTGAACTCTCAATGCATTTAATGCTGGAGTTTCCACTGTTGGAGTCTTGCTTGGCTTCTTTAATTCACCAGCAATCTCCTGTTCAACTTTAGCAATCTGTCTATTAACGGCCTCTTCTTTCTTTACCTCTTCATGCAAAGTCCTCACTGCATCTAGTGCATTTCGCTGACTCTCAATAGATTTAAGATTAGCCTTTGCTAACTTGATGTTGGGGTTTGTAACCCTGTCGCGATCAAATTCTTTGCGTCCCTTTTTAGCCAGTTCCTTGTCCTGCAAAACAGTCAGTTTCTCAACCTCGTGAGCTTCAGCAAGGCGAATAGCCCTCAAGAGAGAAGATAGATTCTTCCCCACATCAGATTTCCCCTCCTTCAGATTCTTTTGGATCTGCTCTAGGTCACTTAAAGCCTCTTGAGCTTCTTTACTCGCACGGACGCAACTCATTATTTTTTAGTTCCCCTATAAGTTTGGATATTCTTGTAATCATGGTTTCAGTTTGATCTGCGATCTGAGGCTCCAACTCTTTCACATCAACCCTATTGCGTTCAAGCAGTTTCGCCATCTTTAGATCACGCTCCTTTGGGTTTTTGGTCTTCATTACCCCAGCAAGATCCTTTTCAAAATCAGATGTCTTTCTTGCCAGTACCCTAAGAGATCCTTTTGCTCCACGCTCTGTGTGCTGACCAAAGATTCCATTTCCAGCAAGAGCATCCTTTGTGGTGTTTTCATTCCACTCCTTGCCCATCATGTCCTTAATCCTCGCATTCACCTCTTTAGAGACCACGGCTACATCCGTAGTGTTTAGCTTCTCGGAGATCGCCCTAGCCAATCCTCGCATCGCTACGCCCACATTCATCGTGTCATCACCCGATGATTCAATCTCCATTGTGTATTGCGTGATCTGCTCATCAACAGATAGGTCAGTAATAGCCTCGCCAGATTTACGATCTTTCTTTGCGGTCTTAAGGAAATCAGAGATGGATTTATCGGCTTCTAGGATCTTTGCCTCCTGTAATGCCTCGTCACGAGCCTTGAGTGCATCAACTAATGCTTTGCTCTGATCGCGGATCTTGGTGAGTTCTTTTTGTGAAAGCTCACGCTCAGTCCTTCCTTCTCCTTTATTATAAGTGTTTTTAGCCGCACGATACTGATTGATCATGGAGGTCACATTGCCATTAGCCCTGTTAATCAACTTGACTGCATTCAAAGACAACCCAGAAGCAGATGCAGTCCTAGATTCAATCTCAAGTAATTCATTTAAGTCTCTGCTGGCTTGATCATATTCTTGATTGTATTTCTTGCGCTCCACCCTGTCTGTTGCGGATGCCAACAACCTAGTCTTGTTATCAAGCGTATGCAAAGCGTCGAGAGTAGCATAACGCAAAGTTGCCTTCTCTACAGGAGTCAGAGCGCGAGGACGATTCCTAAGTTGTGCAATAAGCGATGGGATTTCTGCAATGTTGGAGTTAATGCGCAACATGGCTTCCTTCCACACATCACCCCACTTCTCTGCCTCCTCCTTCATAATTGGATCATAACCAAGACCTTGACGCAGCTCGTCAATGTTCTTGTTGGTTAAGTCAATATCCTCTGGACGCTTAGATTTTGCTAACGCTTCAATTTCACTAGCACTCTTCCCAGACCATAGCTCTGGGAAGTCAATAATATCTTCTGGCTTTCTACCAAAACTCTTGGCATAGGCGTTTAAGCCTTCTGACTCTTGGAAGATACTCTTTAACTGACTTTCCGTAAATTGACCTCCTTTTTTAAGGCCAGTAAGGAATGCTGACTTCCACTTATCAAAAGTAACTTCTCCCTTGATGGACTCATGCGCCTGAGTTCCCTTAACCAATGTTGCATTAAATGCTTTCTTGTCTGAAAACTCTGATGGTCGTGCCGCACCCATTGAAAACTCTGGAGCCTTAAATGCTGGGAACTCATCTAAGGCAATGCGATTGCTGTGAAGGTCAAGACCAAGCTGTTTGTCTGCCGCTAGTCCAGCAGCATCAATTTGTTTACTTGCTGCTCCAACTTGCTCTGCTTCTCGGCGGCTAACAAAGTCGTTCGTATCGGTCTTGTAACCAAACTCAGGAGATTCCCTCTGGCTGGGATTTCCATACTTGGATTGAACATCCTTCCACGACATACCAGATGCAAGCAATGCCTCCTTATGGTTTGATCCATAGAACATCTTCCCATCGCTAGGACGCTTATATGCCGCTGCAAGAACTCTGGTTCCTTTTGGCTTTTTGGGAAGTGGCTTCTCTTTTTTGGGAACAGCCCTTGGCTTTCCGTTGTCTAATCTAGACTTCTCAAGTTGAGCAACACGCTGATTAACTTGAGCTTGCGTCCTTTCAATTTCACGCTTTGCAGATATTGATTTTAAAGTTGACAGCTTGGAGATTTTTTCTTCCCCCCAAGCCCTTGCCTCTTCAACGCTTTTTGCGAGTTGAATGGTCTTTGGTACAACTACTGGCTTGTTAGATCCATCAAGTTCCGCAATGCGCTGGTTAACCTTTGCCTCTGTTCTTACTCTTTCACGCTGTGCAGATGCAGATGTTAATTTAGAAAGCCTTGCAACCTGTTGCTTTCCCCATGCCTTAGCTTCATCAACACTCTTGGCAAGCTGAATTGTTTTTGGTACAACTACTTCTTCTTGACCTTCACCTTGCCACTGTGTAGCTCCTTCTTCAGTTTTGACTGTTGGGGTTTCGACAAGGGGCTTCCCTTGCTCAGTAGATACCCGACTTGTTTCTTGGACTTGCTCTTCATTTTGTTTTATTGGTTCAACGGACTTTTTTTCCGTAGGTTTAATTTGAATTCCTTCAAGAGCCGCATCAATAGCATTCCATCGTTGTTTTCTAGCTTCTTGACCTTCTTTGGAAGTGGCGTTCTCTGGAGCGGCTTCAGCTTCTTTGGCGGCATTAAGAGACATAACAGCTGTATCTCTATCTCCTCGCTTTAATGCTTCTTCTGCTGTCTTGTAAATAGACTCAATTTCTTCAGATGAATCTGATACAGTGGCAGTCTCCTCTTCCTGTTTAGGTTGCTCTGGTTGAGTTACTTCCTCTGGCTTCTTTGTTTTCTCTGCTTCCTTTCTAGCCGTTTCATCTTCTAGGGTTTTGCCAGAGTCAAGAAGCTCTTGGTTTTTTGCAATGTCACTTTCAAGCTTTGTTTTACGCTTTGTCTCCCTAGAATTAAGAGGGCTGGTGGCTTCTTTTTTTGTAAGCGATGCCAACTCAGTTGTTGCATCATTAAGATTTGATTCAATAATTTCCTTTGAACTATATGTTGGCTTTCTAACAGTTACTCCATATCCAGCCGCAAGCTCTTCTGTTGTTGGCACTCCTCTTAAGAACTCAAGCTCATTGGCTTCTTCTGTAGTAAGCTCTTCTGCTGGCTTGGCTTTAAGCTGATTTAATCGAAGAGTAGTATCTTTAAGAAGCTGGGCTTCACTTGAGTATTGAACCTTTTTAGGGGTTGGTTTTATAAATTCATTAAATGTTAAAATCAATGAATTTTCTTCAAGCTGTCTTTTAATTTTATTTGTGTTTTCACCAAGAACGCCAAGTAATGCCATTGGAGTCGCTTCAACCAATTGTTTTCCTGCCGCATCAAAATTACCTTCAATAATATTTTCAGTGAGAGTTGGTTGACGCTGCCCCTCTTTGGCAAGCAAATTATTTAAAGTGATTCCAATCTCCTGTTGTGCAACTGACAATGGATAAGCTTGCAGGAATCGACTTGCTCCACGAGCCACCATGTTCTTTAGACCAGAGCTTACATTCATTGGTAATGCTGCCCCAATTTCAGTCTCGACTAAGGTCTTCATGCCCTCCGTCAAAGCATCAACATCAGAGCCTCCATCTTCCTTAGATTTGTTAATGGCGAGTTCAGCCGATTTGATTGATGGGGCTGCAAATGCAACCATGCCATGAATTGCCTTGTCGACAATTGGCTTAATAATCCCTTCCGCTGCTTTGGCTCCACTAGCAATCGCTGATTCCCCTCCAGTTAAACTAGCGGCAAGCAGATCGGGAACCATTTTAAATGTTGTAAATACAAGGCTATCAAGAAGAGACTTATTCTCAGTCTCGTTAATGTCCATTGATTTAGACAGATTCTTAAATAAGTCTATATTATCTTGGCCTTTTTGGAAGACCTCATCTGAAAACTTATTCTTTCCAAATAGCCACTCTGCGTTCTTGGCAATGTTGACTAGCGGATTAGCTCCTGCTGCCGCCATAGATGCCGCCGCTTCACCAAACTCATAAACTCCCTTTGCTACTCCACGGGTTGCTAAATCTAGCAAGTTACCCTCTTCTGGCTCAGAAGGCTTTTTAGCCATAGCGGATGGAACGCTAATGGCTGCACCACTTACTTGCGCTTGGTTCCGCGCAGCATCTTGGAATCGTATCCCTTTCCCTGCTTCTTGCCCTTGACTTCCTTCTTGGGCTTGTTGAGTTTCTTTTGCAATATTCTCACCTCCTATTTGAAATGGAGCATCAATCTTTAGATTGGTGTCGATGTTCCCGACACGCTGTTCTTCCCCTTGAGGCTTTCGCAACTGCACTTCGCTGG